GCCCCTACCCCAAAGGTCATGAGAGCTAGAAAAGTCCAAAAACTCCAAATCTAACACTTGTAAAAATTTGGACATTGGCAACTAGCGATCATCCTATAAACTTATTACTGGGAACAATTGCAAGGCCGCATTGATTTTTTTCCAGACTTTATGGAAAGTAGTGGCAAGTGTGGCAAGGTATAAAAAACATTTTAATATCAATGGCTTGCCGTCGCTCTATTTACCCACTACTGGCTAATCAGTAGTGGTCATCCTATAAACTTATTACTGGGAACAATATGGATCTTATTACTGTAGATTTCGAAACGTACTACGATAAAACGTTTTCGTTAAGTAAGATGACGACCGAAGAATACGTACGTGACCCTCGTTTTGAGGTGATTGGCGTAGGAGTTAAAGTAAATAACGGACCAACTGAATGGGCGAGTGGAACACATGAACAAATTAAGGACTATTTACACACATTCGGCTGGGCAGACGCTATGGTTCTGGCTCACAATACCATTTTTGACGGGGCCATTCTTACTTGGTTGTTTGATATTTGCCCTAGGGTGTGGGCTGATACTTTGTGCATCGCTCGTGCTCTTCATGGGGTGGAAGTTAGCGGCAGTCTCGCAGCATTGGTGGAACGATACGGTATCGGAACTAAAGGAACTGAGGTACTAAACGCACTAGGTAAAAGACGTGCTGATTTTACCGATGAAGAGCTTAGTAGGTATGGGGACTACTGCATCAATGATGTAGAACTGACCTACAAGTTATTCGGTTTAATGGGTAGGAACTTTCCGAGGCAAGAACTTAAAATTATAGATATGACCTTGCGTATGTTCATACAGCCTGTGTTAGATCTGGACCTCGGATTACTTGAGCAGCATCTTGAAGACACTAAAGAACTTAAGGATAAGTTGTTACTAGATGCGGGTGTAGATAAGAAAGACCTGATGAGTAACCCTAAGTTTGCTGGGTTGTTAGAAATATTAGGGGTTATCCCCCCGATGAAGACCAGCCTTACTACAGGTAAGGAGACTTTCGCGTTTGCCAAGTCTGATGAAGCGTTTAAAGCACTATTGGAGCACGAAGATGTGCGTGTACAAACGTTGGTCAGTGCGCGACTTGGTAACAAAAGCACGTTGGAAGAAACACGTACGCAACGGTTCATTGACATAGCCAAGCGCGGACTACTACCCGTCCCTGTTAAATACTATGCCGCACATACCGGACGTTGGGGTGGGGCTGACAAGATAAACCTCCAGAATTTACCCAGTCGTGGGCCAAATGGTAAGAAACTAAAACGTAGCATCGTTGCCCCTGATGGATACATGTTGGTTGACTGCGATTCAAGTCAGATCGAAGCACGCGTGCTGTCATGGTTGGCAGGGCAGGATGACTTAACAGAAGCATTTCGTGTTGGTGACGATGTGTATAAGAAAATGGCGATGTCAATATACGGCGTCAATCGAGAAGAAGATGTTACTAAAGACCAGCGGTTCGTAGGTAAGACCACTATCCTTGGTGCCGGTTACGGTATGGGAGCCGTGCGTTTCAAAGATCAACTGCAATCGTTCGGGTTCGATATAGAGCTGGACGAAGCTCGCCGCGTCATAAACATTTACAGAGAAACAAATTTCCAGATCACTCGTTTATGGAATGATGCGAGTCATACCATACGTTGTATGGAGCAAGGGGTGGGGACGGAACTTGGTATTAATAATGTTATCAGCGTTGACCCTACGGTACCTGCCATCATCCTACCCTCGGGATTGCAGATGCGTTACGAAGATCTGCGGGGTGAGCAGAGTGAGCGTGGTGTGGAGTACACGTATAAAGTACGTCGAGGCCGAAACCGGATCTATGGTGGGAAGGTAATAGAAAACGTATGTCAAGCGGTGGCTCGTTGCATAATCGGTGAGCAGATGCTAAAAATTAGTAAGCGGTATCACGTTGTTTTAACGGTGCATGACTCCGTTGTCTGCTGTGTACCTGAAGATAAAGTCGAAGAAGCCCAACGCTATATCGAAGAGTGTATGCGTTGGTTACCCGACTGGGCTGAGGGTCTACCCATAGACTGTGAATCTGGTGTTGCCAAGTCCTACGGAGATTGCGAATGAACATTGTTGATTTTGAAGAATATAAAGAACAGTTACGTTCACAAGAAAAGCATGTAGCGGCCCTAATAGGGTTAGTAGAAACAGGTGAAGAGATTGTGTCAGTATCTGTGCACAAGGTAGACGGCACTTTTAAGGTTCTAATCCAGCACTTGGATTGTTCGGCAGACCCTCCAGTGCTGAACTCAGTAAGTTTACATAGGGCAGAACTAGAAATGGTCATCCATGCGTTGATCGAAATAGATGGTTTTTTACCTAAGGAAGAGTGATGAGCATTGCACCTTGGTCGTTCAGTAAGATAAAGGCGTTTGAGCAATGCCCTAAGAAGTTTTACCACTTGAAAGTTGCTAAGGATTACTCAGAGCCTGAGACCGATGCGATGTATTATGGTACCGCGTTTCATGAAGCAGCCGAAGAATACGTACGTGATAACGTACCACTACCACCACAGTTTGACTACGCTAAAGCTGGGCTTGATGCACTGAACGCCAAACAGGGTAAGAAGTTATGTGAATATAAGTTGGGGTTGACCGAAAACCTTGACCCCTGCGACTTCTTTTCGGATGACGTTTGGTTCCGTGGGATTGCAGACTTGGTGATCCTTGATGACGAAACCGAAACTGCTTGGGTGGTAGATTACAAAACAGGTAAAAACGCTCGGTATGCAGACAAAGGGCAGCTTGAGTTGATGGCACTAGCGACATTCAAACATTTCCCCAACATTAAAGAAGTGCGGGGTGGGTTGATGTTTGTTGTGTCAAACGAGTTAATAACGGATACATACCTCTTAACAAACCAAGGTGAGTTATGGGGTAAATGGTTGGCTGATTACACGAATATGGAATCAGCTTTTACGAACGATACGTGGAACGCTAACCCCAGCGGGTTATGCAAAGCACACTGCGTAGTGCTGGAGTGTCCGCACAACGGGAGAGGGTAGTGAAAGAATCATATTTAGTTGTAGATACAGAAACTGGGTTGGTAGATGGGTACTGGACACATAAAATCGATGCTCTGGAAAGTGCTTTACGTTACCAAACGAAAGTAGGACACCCTATGACGGTTGAGGCGGTAACTGAGCGCCCGTACCTAGAAAACCACCAAATGATTAAGTACCACTTACCACAGGAAAATTAAATGCCTTACAGAAACAAGTCAGACAGAAAGAAACAAGTAAACAAATCACCAGATAGTCCAGAGTTCAGGCGTCGTATGGCGAGACAGGAAGCTAGACGTGAAATGGACAGGACAGGTAAAGACGCGAACAAGAATGGCAAAGCAGACAAACGAGAAGGTAAGGATGTTAGCCATAACGTAGCACTGGCGCGGGGCGGCACTAACAAGGATGGCGTGAAGGTGGAGAGTGCGAGTGCCAACCGTAGCCGTAACTTAAAGAAGAAGAAATCTCCCAGACGTTTAGCCTGATGCGTCTTTAAACCACGTACGAAGCACCCTCCAGTTGCCGAGTACAAAAATCAGGCTAGTCCAAGGGTGCTAATACCCTTCATAACAGACCTAGCCCTATCTGTGGACGAAGCAGGGCTACTACCGAGGAATATAGATGGAAATTTACCAGAACAAGGCGTTGCTCTTGCGGCTTCGCAACCCTAAAAAAGTAACGACAGTCATACCCAAAAGTAAGCAGTTACCTGATAACAAAGTAATGGTTAACTGGGGTATCGACGAGGCTCAAGTACTTAAAAATTTAAACATCAAAGTACCTTCCCCGATCGAAGGGAAGTATAAGTGGACGGGTAAGTACACGCCGTTCGAGCACCAGAAAACGACTTCTTCTTTTCTTACGTTAAACAAACGTGCCTTCTGCTTCAACGAGCAGGGTACCGGCAAGACTGCTAGTGCTATCTGGGCGGCAGACTATCTTATGAACGAAGGGCACATTAAACGTGCTCTAGTGATATGCCCCCTATCTATCATGGATTCCGCGTGGCGTAACGATTTATTTACATTTGCGATGCACCGAACAGTAGACGTGGCTTACGGGCCAGCAGCAAAACGCAAAGGCATAATCAACAACAATGCTGATTTCGTGATAATAAATTATGACGGTGTAGAGATTGTGTCAGACGCTATAGCAAACGGTGGGTTTGACCTGATTATTGTGGATGAAGCTACTCATTATAAAAACGCACAGACCAAGCGATGGAAGACGCTTAACGCATTACTCACGCCAGATAAATGGTTGTGGATGATGACGGGTACTCCCGCAGCTCAGAGTCCCCTCGATGCTTATGGTATAGCCAAACTTGTTAACCAGTCAGCGGTACCAAGGTTCTTCGGGTCATTCCGCGACCGAGTGATGACAAAGATCACCAACTTTAGATGGGTGCCGAAGGACGACGCAACCGATACGGTGTACAGGGTTCTCCAACCGGCTATCCGGTTCACCAAAGAAGAGTGCCTAGACCTACCCCCTATGGTGTATGTAAAACGGGAAGTTGAACTTACCAGACAACAGATAAAATACTATAAGTTGTTGAAAGATCGGATGGTCATGGATGCAGCGGGAGAGCAAGTAACTGCCGCCAATGCAGCGGTTAACATGAACAAGTTACTACAAATATCTTGTGGTGCTGTCTATACCGACAAGGGTGAGTCACTAGAGTTTGATATCAAGCATCGGTACAAAGTGCTGCGAGAAGTTATTGACGAGTCCAGTAAGAAAATCCTTGTTTTCGTACCTTTTAAACACGTTATAGATATGTTGGTAGAGAAGCTAGGTAGCGACGGGATTACGACAGCAGTAATCAGGGGTGATGTTCCTGCCCCTAAACGCACGGAAATATTTAAACAGTTTCAAACCCTCGAAGACCCTAAAGTTTTAGTGATCCAACCCCAAGCAGCAGCGCATGGTGTAACCCTTACGGCTGCAAATACAGTGGTGTGGTGGGGGCCAACCAGTTCATTAGAAACGTACGCACAGGCCAACGCTCGTGTACATAGATCAGGTCAAGACCATAAGTGTACCGTAGTTCAACTGCAAGGATCTGCCATAGAAAAGCACGTCTATAGAATGCTTGATAACAAAATAAACATACATACAAAAATGATCGACTTATACAACGAAATCCTTGCGTAATAAATCCAAGTACATTATATTGGACAGTTCGATAAGTGAAGGAGATCGAAATGGCCGAAAGTAGTACCCTATCTTTAGAGAAGCTAACTAAAGTCTACCTAAAGATAACTGAAAAACGCACTGAACTGAAGAAAGCGTTTGACGAAGAATACGGTACTCTCACAGATGAGCGCGACAGGATAAAACGAGCATTGCTTGACCACTGCAAAGAACATGGTGTTGACAGCGTGAAGACTTCAGAAGGTTTGTTTTACCGGTCAATTAAACAATCCTATTGGACAAGCGATTGGGAATCCATGTACGAGTTTATCCTTGAGAATGAGGTACCAGAGTTCTTCGACAAACGACTTAATCAAAAGAACGTGCGTCAGTACCTAGAAGAAAACCCCGATAAGTTACCGAAAGGTCTTAACTCGGATTCAACATACACTATCTCTGTCAGGAGACCGAAAAAATGAGTAGCCCTTTTGTCCCGATTTCAGATGTTGCAGAACATTTTAAAGTGAATCAAGCCACAGTGCGTGGTTGGCTGAAAGCTGGAATCATTCCTAAAAACACTTACATACATATCGGTTCGACATACCGATTCAACCTAGCAGCTATCACCGAAGCGTTAACTACACCCGAAGGGGAAGATGTTACCTCTGCTACGTGGAGTGATGTAAGTGGTAACGAAGAAACTGTCCCACAATTAGAAACTGACGAAGACTATTGATGGCTGAAACAGTGAAAAGAATTAGTGTACGCAACCGCCGGTTCGAGGGTCTGCCAGAAACAGCAGAAGATTCTGTAAATGTCATCGTAGTTGGTATAGCCTATATGTCCCGTATTTATTACGCGGATGCTTATGACCCTAACAAGGTTGCTTTACCTACTTGTTGGTCTTCAGATACAGATACACCTGCTACCGATGTTCCAGCAGAACAAAGACAAGCGGGGCGTTGTTTAGATTGTGTCAACAATATTAAGGGGTCAGGGCAAGGGCAAAGCCGTGCATGTAAGTTTGTGCAGCGGTTAGCCGTAGTTATGGAGGATGATCTGGAAACAGTTTATCAGCTACAACTATCTTCGGCTTCTATATTTGGGGACGCAATTGGGGTCAATATGCCACTACAAGCCTATGCTAGGTATCTAGAGGCACAAAATACCCCAATAGTCGCTGTGATAACGAAGGTCTTTTTTGACCCTAGTAGCGACAGACCAAAACTCTTCTTCAGACCTATGCGTCCGTTAGAAGAGCAGGAGTACGAAGCCGTACAGATAATGATGAAGCACCCAGATACTACGAAAGCTATTACTTTAAACGTAGTGCCAATGGAGGACGGTGGTGCATCCCCATTTGATGAGGTAGACGGTTTTATTTTTAATGGATGAATGTTTGGAGAAACATATATGAACTATAAGATTGCAAATGTAGAGGCGCTGTACCCACGTATTAACAAGACGTACAAGTTCGACAGCGGTGAAAACCGTAGCGTACCGTGCGACCCATTGGACGATGGAGCAGCATACGAAATGTCTTTCAAGATGAATGAAACTCAAGCTAAGGCGCTCATGACTGCGATGGCTTCAGTGTACAAGGAGAAACGTGACGCGAAGTGGCCTGAGAAGTTCCCAGTGCCTTTTACGAAAGACGATGAGGGTATGTATATCGGTAAGGCGAAACTCAAAGGGGCATACGGTAAAGACGTTACCAACAAACCTAAGCAGTACGATGCGAAGAACAAAGAGTTAGCCGAAGATTTTCAACTAACATCTGGGAGTACGGTTAACCTTGCGGTTGTGCTTGTACCCTACAGTATGGCAAGTGCTGGTGTGTCATTACGTTTACGCGCCGTGCAGGTTACAAAGTATGTACCTGTTCAGGTAGCTTCTCCCTTTGACTCAGTTGATGGGTTTAGTGCCGATGACGCTGAAGGGGATGATGACAGCCCATTCTTTGAGGTCGAAACCGAAAGCAGTTCGGAGGTGGATAACGTTATCGAGTTACCCATTGAAGAACCAAAGAAGAAAGCAGCAAAAGTAAAGTCTGCTGCCCCGAAAGAGAAAGAAGATCTGAGTGACCTTGTTGATGCTTGGGACGACTAGTCCTAACTAATTTGGGTCTCTTCTAGAAGAAGCCCATTCATTCAACAATACCCACGGCTAGATTAGTCGAAGAGGGCGTAACAATGCCCCTGCCGTGGTGTCTTTCGGATCTATCTTATGGAAACAGCAATATTTTTAAAGGAGGCGCTACCAGAGAGTGGGTCGTATTGTGTTTTTGCATCTAACACGTCTGCGGATAGGAGGAGTCAGAAATTTTTTGAGTCCGTGGATGATTTAATTGATGCAGCGCAAGACTTTGATACGAAGGGTTACGATGTTTATTTTGCGTTGGCTAGTTTTAAGGAGGCTAATTCTCGTAAGGTAGATAACGTTCAACATCTAAAATCATTTTTTCTTGATCTAGATTGTGGCCCATCGAAAGATTTTGTATCGCAGACAGAAGCGATTTCTCAGCTAAAAGCGTTTTGTAAACAGTTCAAATTACCACGCCCTTTGATGGTTAACTCAGGTCGAGGTATCCACGTATACTGGGTGCTGTCAGAAGCAGTACCTACCGATGACTGGTTGCCAGTAGCACTTAAGCTCAAGCAACTATGTGCAGATAACAACTTTCTCGCTGACCCCGCAGTCACAGCGGATGCAGCACGGGTATTACGTGTACCCACAACCCATAACTACAAGCCCGAAGTTCCAGCAGAAGTAGACTTCGTAGGTACGCACTTACCCACCCTTGTTGACTTCGATATATTTTCGAGGTTGCTCGGAAACGATCCGATACCAGTTCCCACAAAGAAACTTGATGGGGCTAACGCGGTGATGAACGCAGCGTTATCGAACCGCGAGTACCGGTTCAAGGATATCCTACGCAAGACTAGTCAGGGGGAAGGGTGTGCACATATAGCCAGTGCGTACATTAACCCTAATGGAGTGTCGGAACCTATATGGCGAGGTGTGTTGTCGGTATTGAAAGCATGTAGTGATGGGACAAGAGAGAAAGCGCACAAGTTATCGGAGCGGTACGATGGGTATGATCCTGATGAAACCGATGCGAAATGGGATAACTTAACGTCTGACAAACGTTACACATGTGCCAGATTTGAGGAGATTTTACCAGAAACGTGTTTACAGTGTCCCAATAGAGGCAAATACAGGTCACCTTTGCATATCGGTAAGCGTATTAAGGAAGCTACAGAAGAGGAAAATACGGTCGAAGCACCTGCTTTAGACCTACCTAATGCTCCGATCAATACCTATGTTATACCCAAGTATCCGTTCCCATATATTAGAGGTACGAACGGGGGAGTTTACATACGGTCACAAGATTCGGAAGGAAACGAAAACGAAGAACGGATTTACCACAACGATATCTACATTGTTAAGCGCATCGTAGATTTAGAGTTAGGTGAATCTGTAGTGGTACGTCTACATCTACCGAAAGACGGTGTACGGGAGTTCACTCTGCCTTTAACGGCAGTTACATCTAGGGAAGAACTTAGAAAGAACATGTCCATGCACGGGGTAGCTGTTTCGAGAGTGGAAAAATTGATGGAATACATCACAACTTGGGTAAATGAACTACAGGAGAAGGAAGTGGCAGATAAAGCATATAGGCAATTTGGTTGGATAGACGATGAGGCAACAGGGTTTGTACTGGGTAACCAGATGATCTTGAAAGATGAGGTGGTGTTTAACCCGCCTTCTAAAGCCACTGCGGGTATGTTCCCAGCATTTGAGCCGAAAGGCACGCTCGATGAGTGGCGGCAGATAATCGATTTTTATAATAAACCGGGATTTGAATTACACCAGTTCGCAACTTGCGCTGGGTTCGGTTCTATCCTCATGCAATTCATCGATGACATAGCGTGTGCAGCGTTACATCTTTACAGTAAGGAGTCAGGGCTAGGCAAGACGACTGCTATGAAAGCTGCTGCATCGATATGGGGTGATCCAGCAGAGTTAGTTATCAATGAGCAGGATACACACAACACCAAGATGAATCGGTCTGAGGTACTGCACAACCTACCTTTGTTGATTGACGAGTTGACTAATGCTGAGAGTAAAGCGTTAAGCACGTTAGCCCTACAGTTCACCACTGGTAAGCAGAGGGGGCGGTTGGTTAGTGGAGGTAATTCAGAACGGTTACGTGGTGAGTCTTGGAGTCTTCTGGCATTGACCACAGGTAACACCAGTATCATAGAACGTATTCGTATGAAGAAAGACAATCCGAATGCCGAAGCACAGCGCATACTAGAAGTACGTGTCGAAAAGATGTTTACAGGTTCTAGCAGTAAAAAAGAAACAGATGAGTTCAGTCGCGCATTAGGTAAGTGTTACGGGCACGCGGGGCCAGTCGTCGCGCAATACGTCATGAACAATCTTGATGAGGTCAAGCGGATAATACAAGAAGTGCAGATTCGAATTGACAGGAAGGCAGCGTTATCTTCAGAAAACCGATTCTGGTCGGTCTATGTAACGCTTACCCTGACAGGTGCGATCATTGCGGAAAAGCTAGATCTTATCCGGTTTGACATACCGGCGCTTACTGACTGGGCCGTTAGTATGTTGTTAGAGAACAAGGCCAAAGCGCAGGATATGGCTGTCTCTATTGAGCAGACACTCAATGAGTACGTTAACGAGCATATCGATAACATCTTGCGGATCAAGAGCACCAGTGACTTACGTAAGCAAGACGGTACCGCGATGGAGTCCATAATCTTGCCCGAGGCCGTACCCCGAAACAAGTTGGTGGCTAGGTATGAAACAGATATAAAGAAGTTATACCTAGTACCCAAGCCGTTGCGGTTGTGGTGTGGCGAACAGCAGATAAACTACGGGGCGTTCGTAAATGATCTTGTTGAAAAGCTAGGGGCTAAACGGATGAAAATGCGGTTAAGTAAAGGTACCCAGCTAAATATGCCCCCAACAGACGTGATTGTAGTTCAGTTTTCTGAGGGTGACGATGAAGAAGGGAGTACTGAGAACGTATGATCTATCGCCTGATGGCGTTCAGATTATCATTAACTGGGGGTGTATGGTTGTCGGTTCATCTGTATTCGTACCGTGCATCAATACCCCCGAAACAATACGGCAAGCCAAAGCAATAACCAAGCAAAAAGGTTGGTCGATAGAAACTAGGGTTAGGGTAGAAGGTAACAGATTAGGGGTTCGTATCTGGAGGGTGTTGTGATATATTTAACCTGACAGTCCGTCCTCCTTCTCATATTCGTGCTGTCATCCTCCTGCTCTCTGAGCGCCCCCTCTTCGGAGGGGGTTTCCTAACTCCTACACTAAGGAGTTCCTGATGGAAGCAAACAAAACTGAACTACTACTCGCGTGGATGACACTTGTTAAACTGCGTGACAGTAACGTATTAGACGCTGGTGACGATCAGATTGTGTTGAGTACGCTGCAAATACTAGACAAAGAACAAAGCCAGATGGAAGATTAATCATCTAGCGTTATTGGGGTACTATCATCCAGATGCTGCTGTAAAGCTGTTCGGAACATAGGGCTTATTGCGATACCGTTGTGCATGGTGGCAGACGTGTTCATGTGTGACCGCATTGAGCGTCGTATGGAGTCCATAGTTATAGTAGCTCTTGGGAACTTTGCTCCAACTCGTTGGTTAAACTTCATGATTTCTTGTTGAAGTTCTGCCATACCTTCGTAATCTCCCATACGGATAGCAAGGTAGTATTGCTTGAGTAACTTACCTCGGTTAGTACGTAAAGTATTCTCTATACGCTTAACCCCTTGGTTCTCTTCCTGCCGCCTTGAATACTCAGCGGGGGCAAAGCCTATCACCTGCGCGACAAGTTGGCCGTTAGTAATATCGTCAAGAATAGGATCTTTACGTCGAGTCAAGGCACCTTCTTCCGTATAACGTACTGCCTTCATAACATTACGCACGGCTCCGGGCACCATCGCTTCGATACCCCGCTCCATGTCTCCGTTAATAAGCTCGCCCGTTCCTCGGATAAACGACTTACCAACACTCCATGCGGGGCCACCTAAATAGTAAAATAATGTCTCTTCCGGTGAAGGGTTTCGGTTGTACCGGTTTACTTGGAATAACAAGTTAGTGAGCGCCACCCGCTGTGATACATCAACGTCTAGCAGTTCTGTTAGAGCACCCTTATACCAACCCTCTCCGATATGCTTACGTACGATGGTCTCTGCATCATCCTCGTCCTCATCTAAGAACAAGTTAGCGATCATAGTGAATGCACCGAACAGCGGTAACCCCTGTACCCCTGCAAAGAACAACGCTGTACCATGCACTGCAACCAACTGTTTAAATGCAGCTTTCCTAACCTCGGGATCGTTCTCACGGTTCAACATGGTCTTGGCTGATTTGAGCATCGTATAGTACATTTGGATGCCGTACGTCTTATACATCAGAGCAACTCGGCCTACACCTTTCTGGGCAAACCGAGGAGCAGTTTCTAAGACTGAACCGCCGTTCAGTTGTTGCGCTTCGTATAACGCGTTTTGAGCAGCTAACTCTCTTCGTTTCCCGGCGGATAAATTAGGTTGTTCTTTCGCTAAACGTGTTAACTCTAGCTTGTAAGCTGCAAGCATAGATACTTGACGGTTGTACTGCTCCACCTGATGGAACATAAATGCTGACCATGAACTTACTCTATCGATAACACTCTTATCTCGACCAGAAGAATCTAACCCAAGACTATCTGCAAACAAAGATCGATTGAGCTGCCCACGTTCTGCTGCAAGCTGGACAAGGGGTAGGATCTCTTCAAGTTCTTTCTTCCTATCGGCGTAACCTTCTATGTCTTTGCGTACCGTATAGTTACCAGCGTCGTCCATCTCGAACAAGTTGTCTATAGAAGGCATGGCGAA